GCCGAAATACGACGGACTTCGAGCCGTCGCGGTGATCAAGGGCCAGTCGGTTACCCTGCTCTCTCGCAATGGGCTAGAGTTCACTTCGGTGGATCATTTGAAAGAACCCTTGCTCAAACTAGCTAAAGGCCGCGACCTGTTTTTCGATGGTGAGCTGGTGAATGGGAATTTCAACAACTCATCCTCTGCAATCCGGCGGAAAAATCAAACCAATACTGATACTCGATACTATCTCTTCGATCGGCTGGAAGCGGATGAATGGGGATCGGTCACCCGAGAACAGGGCCATAGAAGCATGCTTCTGGCCAGAGATTTCGACGGCTTTAGTGGGGAGGAGTTGAAATTGGTTCCCACCTACCGGGCCACTCCGGAAGAATTCATGCGGTATTACAACCATTTCCTGGACCAGGGATATGAGGGAGCCATGGTGAAAGACCCCATGGGGCACTACCGGTTCAAGAAACATAGGGATTGGATCAAGATCAAGCCCGCTGAAGACCTGGACCTCAGGGTGGAATCACTTGTCCAGGGTGAGGGGAAGTACGCTGGGATGTTGGGAGCGGCTATTGTCAAGTACAAGGGCAAGCGAGTGAGCGTGGGGTCAGGTTTCTCTGACGAGGAGCGACAACAGTTCTGGGAGAACCCCAACTCCATTAAGGGTAAGATCATCGAGGTGAGGTTCCACGAGGAAACTCCCGATGGATCTCTTCGTCACCCCCGGTTCGTCAGGATCCGAGAAGATAAGACCCAACCGGATAACTAACCCTGGTATAATGAATTTGTAGGGGAAGCCCTCCCCTACAGGTTACAACCACTGGAGATTGAAATGAGCAACGAGGTACTATACAGGGGGGAGGTCACCGGGCTCTCCTACCACCTGTACTCTCAACACATCGATGATTTGGTTCCCGGGACCAAACTGGAACTGACCCCCGTGGAGAATCAATATGACCCCAATGCCGTGGGGGTCTTCTTCCAGGGGGATCAAATCGGATGGGTCCCGAAGTCCAAGAATGGGCCCGTCAGGTCAGCTCTTCAGGAGCTGGGGACCGTCTCCGCCACCGTCCTGAACCATGACAAGACCCAGGGGTTTAACTCCCGTCTGTACATCGGGGCCGCCACCCACATCCGTCACACCATGAAGACCAATACCGCCACCCAGGAGCCCAAAATGTCCAAACTCAACAACCTTATCGAGACGAACAAGAACTCGGCTTCCTCCGCCGCTTACATGGAAGCCGGCTACATCGCCAACAAGCAGCTGGGCAAGGTCCTGGGCAAGCAGCTGCCGATGATGGTTCGGGGCTACGCCGACACCCCGTTGGGTCATTTGGTTCTGGCCAATCTCGCCCTGCTGGCTATCGATCATTTCCGTCCCGATCAGCGTCAACTGCGCCGGCTGACCCAGGCCATGCAGGTCCAGGCTTACCAGGAGCTCCTGAAGGAGCTGGACATCGACGGTATGATCGATGATCTGCTGGAGAACGGCAGCATCAAGCGGGCCCTGTCCAAGCTGAAGGATTCTGGGGACGAAGAAACCCCCTTGGAATAACCCATCATCCCCGTTCACTCAACACAACAGCCCCCAAGGGGGCTTTGGAGCTTCCCATGACAGCTGATACCTTTTCACAGTCCAAAATCAAGGCTTTCCGTCGCTGCCGGAAGATCTATGACTACAAGTACAACCAGGGGCTCACTCGACGCACGGCTCCCGCTACGCTTTCCAGGGGCATCACTCTTCATGAGATGCTGGATGCACCCGTCATGGGAAAGGGCTGGAGGGAGCCTCTGGAGAAATACCGTCAGGAGTACCAAGGACTCTGGAGTGATGAAACTGAGAACTACAGTTCCCCGGAGGATTTGGAGTCCTTATATCTTCGATACCAGAAGCACTGGGCTAATGACGGCCTGAACTACCGGGGCCGTTCTGAAATCGAGATCGAAACCACCCACCGAGGGATCAAATTCAAGGGGATCATCGATAAGCTCCCCGAGGATCAGATGGGGCGAGTGTGGCTCATGGACCACAAGACCCACAAGATCCTGCCCGATGAGGATGCTCGTTTCTCCGACATTCAGACAGTCCTGTATTACTGGGCCCTCCGTGAGGAGGGGGAGAAGGTCGACGGGATTCTGTGGGACTACATCCGAACTAAGCCCCCGGCCGTCCCAGAGGGGCTGAAAAGCGGGGGGCTGTCCAAACGGGCAAATATCGATACCGACTACGACACCTATCTGGCCGAGATTCACCGGAACGGGCTTAACCCCGCCGACTACCAGGACATGCTCACCAAGTTGAAACAGGGCAAGAAGGCCTTCTTTCTTCGGGTGAAACTGCCCACTCCGAATGAGTCCCTGGTCTCTTCAGTGGTCAATGACTTCTTCGACACGGCCGAGCAGATCTTGGAGGCCAAGTCATTCGAACGCAATATGACTCGGGACTGCAAGAGCTGTTCCTACTATCAACTGTGCTCGGCAGAAGTGCGGGGCCTTGACTCGGAATTCATTAAGAAACAGTTATTTACCGTGCGCGCTGACTAAGGTATAATACCATTTCCTATCAAACGCTACTGGAGAGCGTAATGAGCATCGCTGACAAAATCACCCCCGTGAAGTCCCTGCCGAAGGTACTGTCCATGCTGGTGTATGGGCGTAGTGGGACTGGAAAGACCACCTTCGCGGGGTCCTTTCCGGGTCCAGTTCTTCTTCTGGACATTCGGGAGAAGGGCACTGACTCCCTGGCCAATCTGGAGAACATCGATGTGATCTCCGTGGACAAATGGAGTGAGGTCGAGGAGGTCTTCTGGTATCTGAAGGGTGAAGGCGGAAAGAAGTACAAGTCGGTGATTCTGGACCAGGTATCCTCGCTTCAGGACTTGGCCATGGAACACGCCATGGCCGAGGAGGGGAAAGACGTCATGTCCCAGCGGCTCTGGGGTGTGGTGTCCGGCCTGATGAAGACCTGGCTGCTGAACTACCGAGACCTGGTGGATCAGGGCATCAACGTTCTGTTCATCGCCCATGATCGGACCAACAAAGGAGAGTCCGGGGAGGATGATGACTCCATCGATCCGCAGGTGGGCCCTCGCCTGATGCCGTCCGTGGCCGGTCTACTGAATGGGGCGGTAAAAGCCATCGGAAACACCTATGTGAAGGAGGTGTTTCTGGAGGACAAGTCCCGTAAGGTGGAATACTGCATGCGACTGGGTCCGCATGCATACTATACCACGAAACTTCGCAATCCGCTGGGGACTAGTTGCCCCGAGTCTTTGGTGGATCCGAAGTATGATTCCATCATGAAGTTGATGGTTGAAGGTGAAGTCAAACCGGTCCGTAGGACCATCTCTAAGTAAGGAGTAACACAACATGGTTATGCGTAAGCGTGGCGGTATTTCGGTGGACTTTTCCGGTGTAGAATCCGGGGGTCGTGCCATTCCCGATGACGACTACCTCCTGGAGGTCGTCTCCTGCGAGGAGAAGGAGGGCCGTGAGTCCGGGGCCACCTACCTGGCCTGGAAATACAAGGTGGCTGAGGGTCAGTACAAGGGGGCCACGGTGTATGACAACACCTCACTCAGCCCTCAGGCCCTCTGGCGCTTGAAGCGTCTCCTGGAGGCCATGGGCGTTCAGGCGGATGGCAAGATGTCCCTGGACATCAACTCCTTCAAGGGCAAGCGAGTCCTGGCTCAGATCGCCAATGAGACCTACAACGGGAAGGAGAAACCCCGAGTGGTCGAGTTCCTCTTCGGAGAGGCTCCGGCTGGTGGGGGCTCCACCGGTGCTACGAACCCCTTCAAGAAGGGCTCCCGTGTCCAGTTCCAGTATGAGGGGGAGGACATGATCGGAGTGGTCTCCTCAGTCGAGGGGGGTAAGGTCATCGTGGCCGTAAACATCGACGGAGAGGCAGAAGAGTGGGAACTCGAAGCCTCCGAGCTGAGTTTGGCTGAGTCGTAATCAACTGCGGGGGGCTTCGGCCCCCTTCCACTTTGGGGAAAACCATGGATACATCCACTGCTGCTAAGCCTCCGCTCCCCCTTCCTCGGGTGTATGTAGACCGTCACCGCCATACTTACCTGATGTTTCGGGACAATGAAAAAACCCGTCAGTATGTGTCAATGATAAATGGTCAGATCGAGATCATTCAGTTGACCCGGAGGGAATGGAAAGAGCTCATTCGATATAAGGAGTGCACTCCGGAACACTTTGCGGAGGTGTACCTGAAGAGCACCCAGGACATGTCACGCCAGGCGCGGGCGATTTTAAAGGGTATCCTGGGCCAGCCAGAAGATAAATTGAGCCCCACTGAATCCCCGCGTTTTCCCGAGGGGGTAGTGGGACTCCCCCAGATACTGGAAGGTTTATCCTTCAGCCCCTCTAGGGCCCGAAAACACCTTCGAAAGCTGGTTAACAAAACTGGTGGGAGGTGGTCCTGGCCTTTTGAGGAGGCGCAACGCATTCGAACGATATTGGAGGAACTAGACCGTGCATATAAGTCCGAATGATCCTTACTGGATCGAATTTTGGGCTCTAGTAGATCGGGAAGCCTCCAACGGGTGTTGGGAGTGGAGGGGGAAGATTGACCCGCATGGGTATGGAACTTATTCCTCTTTACGATCAGAGGGCAAGTCCCTCCAGAAAGCCCCGAATATTCTCTGGACTCTATTATACGGCCCGATAGCCCCTGGGGGCTATATCTGTCATCATTGTGATAACAAACTATGCGTTAATCCAAAACACCTCTACTTAGGAAATGCCTCCACTAACGCTCGGGACATGAGGGACCGAGGACAATATCGAGGAGGTCGCAAGAGGAAAGAATGCCTACACCAAGAGAATACCAGCGATTAGCCATTGAGGCAGCGCTTCCGCATGACGGGTTCGGGTTGTTCATGGAACAGAGAACCGGAAAAACCATGACTGCATTATGGTTAGCGGAGAAGTGGGACTGTAGGCAGAACTTGGTGATCTGCCCGAAAAAGGCCCTCCCCGTTTGGAAGCAGGAGATAGCCCTGATGGGCTTAGACGTAAATCAGTTCGAGATTGTCTCCTTTGAAACCTTTCGCATCCATCGACTTAAATTCCAGCAGTCCTGGGACCTGGTTATTGTGGATGAATCCCACCGTATTAAGGAGAGAAAGAGCCAGCAAACCAAAGCCGTCTGGAGCTTATCTCGCCGAGCTAAGAAACGCCTGATCCTCTCGGGAAGCCCCCAGGGTAACGGGATGGAGGATTATTACGCTCAGCTTAAGTTCATCCGCCCGGACCTCTTTCCCACCTGGGAGTCCTTCGAAAGGCAATACCTGATAATCCAGGATCGGTGGATCGCTGGACGGGAAGACCCATTCCCCGAGATCGTGGGGTACAAGAACCAGGAGTACTTCAAAGAATTGCTGGCTTCAATCTCGTTCCGAGTTACTCGAGATGAAGTATCTAAAGTCAAGACCAGGGTCAGGAATCGCAAGTACTCCATCCCCTGGTCTTCAGAGTCCCGCTCCCTGTATGACATTTTGGACACGAAGCTATATTTCGAGGTCCAGGAGGGTCTAGTGTCGGCCGCCCATGTGTTAACTAAGGGGCTTAAACTACATCAGATCTGCGGGGGTTTTGTAAAGGATGATGAAAAGCAACTACAGGTGGTGGGTCAGGATAAACTGAATAAGCTCTGGGAGTTGATTGATGGTCCACTCCAGGGTTGCTCCATAGCCATTGTCGCTCAATATAAGGCTGAAATGGACGCTATAGCCCAGGGACTATCAGTCCGGGGGATTACGTTTGCCCAGGTAAGGGGAAAGCATCAATATGATCCCAAAGACCGGAGCCAAGTGACTATTCTCCACCCCAGCTCTGGGGAGGCTATTCAGCTAGCCCACCACAACCATATGATCATTTACTCCATGGGACACAGTTACCTAAAATGGGCACAGTTCAAGGATCGTATAGTTCTGGTGGATACCCCGCAGGTCATCTACCACTACCTGTTGATGCAGGAATCCATGGATGAGGTTATTTATCAAGCCGTGATCGAGAAGAAAAAGGCCTCAGAGGCCATCCTGTCCATTTACAAACAGGTAAGGCACTGATATAATGAATTCACCTGCTAAATTCTGGCAGTAGAAATAACCCTCAACAACTGGAGCACATCATGACCGAAGCCGCCACCGTCGAAGCCCCGACCACCATCACCCTGTCCGAAATCTGCGCCGAGCTGGGCATCAAGCCCCAAGGTGCCCGAGTCAAGCTGCGCCGCAAGATGAAGGAAGCCAAGGGCGAAGGCTTCCGCTGGACCTTCCCCATCGAACAGAAGGCCGAAATCGTCGCCCTGCTGACCGTCAAGGCCGAAGCCAAGGCCAAGGCCGAGGCTGAATCGGGCGTCGAAGACGAAGACGAAGACGACGACGAGTAACCCCGCGCCGGCCAGAAGGGGAGGACATGTTCCTCCCCTCATTGTAGGAGTATTAGATGCCAGCCAATCCCGAGTCACGCTTCTGGAAACGCCTGAAGAAACTATTCGAGCGTGGACATATTGTTAGAGTAGAGAATCCAGCTAACCCCGGGACTCCGGACGTGAATGCCTGTATCGGTGGAGTGGAGTTTTGGTCAGAACAGAAACAGGTCCCGAAACTCCCCAAGTCCCCGGTCACCCCAGTCTTCACCGGCTGTTTGAAACCTGAACAAGAGCTTTGGCACGTCCTACGGAATAGGGCCGGAGGGAGGACCTTCATCTGTGGGTATGTTCAAGAGTCCGATGAGATCTTCGTGATCCCTGGAAGTCAGGCCGCGGAGTTCAATTCCATGACCATTCAACAACTCAGAGACGCCACTCTGAAAGTGGAGGAGATGTGGAAGCGTTCATGAACTGGCTGCTGGGAGGTCCCCGATGGGTCTCAAAGAGACGCCCCACAATACTTCCGTGGGGCGATGAGAGCTGGAGGGAGATTCCAAGCGGTAGCTTTACTTTATCCCTGACCTCCTCAGGTCTTCCATATACTCCTCCGCTCGTTCCTGGGGCTCCTGGAGCATCCCCCAACTCACTCGACCCAAAGGGGTGTCCCTCAGGACGTTCCGAGCGAAGTAAGTTCTCTTCCCAATAGGGGAGTTCAGGGTTTGATGAATCCCAGGGAAGTGAGAGATCAGCGCCTTAGACAGCTGAAGTGGCGACCCGATAACGGATCCAGCCGCCACCGTCTGGGCTCCCATACCGGAAGCCTGTGGATGTTCCACTCGACCCATCAGGGCCCTTCCCACGTCATCCATGGACCCCAGGGTATCCACCAGATCCTTCCCTGTCTGGCCCATGTAGGGGTACAGGTCTTGAATAGCCCGGGGGTTGCTAAGAACGTCTCGGTAGAGTTGGGAAGGCTCTGAGTAACCTCGGGGATTCCGGCCATAAGGACCCTTAGAGGCTTTTCCATAGGGTTTATTCGTAATCACGCCGGGAACCACTACCTCCCGCCAAAAACCCCGAGCCTGATCGAACATCTCCTGGGCCTGCGGGTTCTTGGTGCCCCAGGCATCCACATCGTTCATCAAGCTCCCGTACAGGTTCTTGAGTTCCGTTCGGGCTTGACGATCCGTCATTGAGGCCCCAGGGGCTCCGGCATCACGTTCCGCTCGGGACATGGCTTTCCCCACCGCGGTTTGAACCTTATGAAGGTCCGAGAAGGGGATGACCGGGGGCTTCTTTGGGTCCAGGAAAAACTGCTTGAGCAGGGTGGCCGCGTCAGGGTCAAACTCTTCCACCCTCTGAAAGATGGGGTTTTTGTCCAGCGAAGATTGACCCCTTACCTTTGGAGTGTATTTGGAAGCGATGTCCGAAACCCTAGCCGTGGCCAGCCCGGTCTTTACCCCAGGCAGGTTGTTCTGGACAATATAAGCATCCAAATCATTCCACATGGAAGAACCCACTTGCTGGAGGTTCTTTCCAGCTTCCTCAATAGCCTCTCGAATCTTCTCCCCTTCCAGAGTCCGCGTCTCCGTGGACCTCCCGGATCTGGACGGAATGGCTACATCCTTCTTAGCAGCCTCTGTGAATTCTCGGATCTGGCGCTCCACCGTCCGAGGATACCCGGGGAGGGACCGCTCGAATCCGGCCAGCGGACCCGAAGGGTCCAGGGAGGCGATGTCCCGCGTAACTCCTATGCGTTTAGCCGCCTCATCCAACTCCATGGCTTTAGCGCCCTCCGGAGTAAACCGCCCAGTAGAGGCGCCCAGGGCACGACCTATGGCTGACATAGGCAGCCCCACGGCGGCTGTGGTTCCAGCGGCCTCACCCGCCTGCACTGCCCGTGTCATCAATTCTGATCCGGCACCGCCCACGGGTTTCTGAGTAGGTGAGAGAAACCCACCCACACCAGCACCCAAGATCTGGGCTCCCAGGCGGGCGGGGAGAGCCATGGACATCCCAGCTTTCCCTGTGAAGTACCCCAGCTTCCCCGCGGTGGTTCCACCAACGGCTCGCTCCATAGCCTGACGCTCGGCTTTTTGGCGGTTGTACTCTTGCATCTGCTCAGGAGGACCGGACCAGACCGCTCGGGCCAGGTCCTCTGGACCCCGAACGAGAGGATCCAGGAGTGACTGCTCCAGACCTCTTCGATAAAGTTCCCATCCCCCCATTCCTTCGGTAAGAGGGCTGGGTTCCTGAGCCCTTCGTTCGGTCTCGACCCGCTGAGCGGCTTGAATCGCTGGCGACAAAATCATTTGACGCAGTTCGGCTTCAGAAAGGTCGGGGTTCCGGATGTACTCCAGGAACTCCTCGTCGGACATCTGGTTCGGATCCATTATTGAGCTCCACGTTCCTGATTGCCGAATGGCAGCATAATACGATCAGAGAGGCGTTTCATCTTAGCCATCTCTTCCAGCATCACCCGCTCCTTGCGCTTATACCACCCAGGGGTAAGCATATCCTGGTTCTGAGCCGCGAAAGTGGAGCCCTCCTCGGCAATCCGCTGATTGGACAGAGCCACTTCCTTCATGAACCTGACCAGAGCCTGCCGGCCCTCGTTGGTCAAGCTCAGAGTGGGGCCCATGCTTTGAAGCAATTGAACTTCAAAGTTGGATACAGCACCCGGGAGCAGGTTCGTGCCATCGGAGGTGCGTTGGGCCAGAACCATCTTTTGCGCGACCGCATTCGCCAGGTCAGCGGGGCCCGTGGTCTCCCCCACATCCACACCGAAAGACTGGAACCCCGATCGGATCTTTTGAATCAGTGGCCCCAGTTCACCTTCTGGCAGGTTGGGGTTAGAGTACAGGTTCTCCAGCAGGTTTAGCTGGTTGACCATACTAGCGTTCGTACCATACAGAGTGTTGAGGTTTTCCCGCTCCTTGAACAGGGCCTTGCCTTCCTCGCCCCCGTAGGCCTGCTTGTACTGCTCGGCTCGCTTATCCCTGAGTGGAGGAGAAGGAACCTGGGAAGCCACCATGGGAGTCCCCGGGGCTTGAGAGGCCTCCAACGACTTCAGGGCTTCAGTGCGATCCGGCTCGGACAGCGACTGGAGTTCCCCCCGAACGGATTCCGGAGTGCCCCTCATATCCAGTGAGGCCAAGCCCGGAGTGGGTGAGTCGAATTTCACCCGGGGCTCATTATAGGCGGCGGGCCACCCTCCTTGACTCCCCGGGGCCCGCTGCGGGGGGATGACGCTCTCTGCTCGAGCGTTTCGGAGCGGAGGAGTTCCGCCGATGGGGAGGCTTCCACCGCGTGGTCCGATGGGCTGAGTGGCAAAATTCTGCAGGTAATTCTCGACCGTTCCCATGGCCTGCTGCTCAATCCAGGTGGATCGGGCTTCAGCTGTAGGGAACTGGTAGTCCTTAGCGATCTGAGCCGCCTCATTACGAGCCGACGTATAAACCGTGCGAACTTGTTCCGGGGAGGGGCCAGAACCAGATCGCACCGCCCCAGCGGTAATCGGCGGCAGCGCCTTCTGCTCCAGCAGCAGCCGGTTAAGCGATGTTTCTCTGTTCCGTACTTGGCGCTCCTTTTCGGCGTCGAAATAAGACTCACCTGAGCGACCGATCAGTTGACCCAAGTTTGCGGGTCCTTGAGCCGCAGCCCGCATCATGGCCTGCCCGGCCGCCTCACCGAAACTGGGTTCAGGAGCATCGGCAAAAGCCGGTGATGATTGTGCGCGAGACAGGAATTGTTGGCGGGCGTCCAATGCTTGATCGACGTAGTTCGGCGATCCCGTGGATGGGGCCAGAAGCCGTTGCAGCTGGTCCTCAATCAGATCCGGTTCCTGAAATCGGCCACCGTCCGCGTAGCGGGCCAGCCCCCCTTTCTTGAACGAGGTTTGCCAGCTGGAACTTGCCTGTGGGGTACCGGCACCGAACAGCTGCGCATAGTTCCCCAGCTGCTGCCACGGATATTGTTGCTGCGCCAGTTGGTTTTGATATTGCGCGGTGAGTTGCGCCTGTTGCTGTTGCTGACCCAGTTGCCCGGCGGCGGTGAGTGTGCCGATGTCGGTCAGCCCCATCTGCTGGCCCGCTTGTGCAAGGTTCCCCAGCGAGCTACCCACGTCCAGTGCCGTACCCGCCTGGGCCTGCGCCTGTTGCAATGCCAGATTTTGCGCAGCTTGATATGCGTTCTGCCCCAGTTGCCCCGCCGCCAACTGTTGCTGCGCTTGTTGACTACCGAGTCCCGCAAGACCTTGAGCGGCGGCGTTTTGCTGCTGCCCCCAGTTCAGGTAGTCTTGCATGGCTTGGTTGTACGCTTGGTTTAGCGCGGTGCTCTGGGTACCAAGCACTTCCCGTTGGCTTTGCTTGGCAGCGTCAGCCATGAGCGCCGCTTGACGGGCGGAGCCGAATTGCCCCAGGCTCGAGAATTGCCCGGTGAGTGCCGGTAGCATCTGCTGCTCCAACCGCTCTTGTCCCAGGCGGCCGATCTCACCCACCACCCCGCCCAAATAGGGGTTGAGGTAGGTACTGAGTTGGCTGGGGTCAAATTGCGCACCCGAGGAGTAGAGATTCGCCGCCTGCTGATACAGAGGCATCCCCGTCTGGGTGATTGCACCCAGGGTGCCCGACAACAGCGGGTCCATGCCCCCGGTTAGACCGGAGTACATTCCCTGTGCGCCCCCCACCGCTTGCTGGGCGGCATTCAGCATAGGCTGATATGCGCCCACCCCTGCCGCCGCCTGTTGCATGGCCTGTTGCTGGAGGGGGTCCAACCCCGCCACCGGCTGTAGTGGCGCGGTGGTGGCCAGAGCACCCGTGAGCTGGGCTTGCCCCTGATTCAACAGGTTCTCAATCGCCTCGTTGTAAAACGGGAGAGTACCGCTGGTCGATTCCTGGTACGTGGCCATGGTTATTTCCTCCCCTTGAGGTACGCCAGCGGGTGCTTGGCGGCCGGCGGAATGTCGTTCGTGGGCGCGGATCGCTTATGCCGCCGGATAGCTTCCCGCATCTCGTCCAGCCGCTGTGCCCCCGCTTCCGTGTTGCCGTCCCCCAGCGCGGCCACCACATCGGCATCCATCACGTATTCACCATGAGACAACGACGCGTTCACGTCGTCCATCTGTCCGGGGGAGCCGCCACGCAGCAGCCCCAGCGCACCGTTGCCTCCAGCATACCCCATGTGAGCCCCCCCGCGGGCGTAGTTGCGTTGCCCCACGTCCACCAGTTCCTGTGTGGCGAGCATTTCGGGCGGGATCTGCCCGCTGGCCACGATCTCCGCATACCGACGCGGATCCAGCTGCACGCGACCCCGCTGGGCGAGCAGATTCATCATTGCGTCGGTCTTGGCAAGGTCTGTGGCAGAGGTGGTCGCCAGCTCCTGCTCCTTGAAACCCAGGGTGCGGTCAAATTGGCTTTTGGCCAGCTCGTCAGCCTCTTTCTTGGACAGGTAATTGCCCAACAGCGACAGCCCGCCCAAGCCCAGCTGAGCCACCCCCCTGAGCCCGCCCAGCTCCTTGTAGGCACTTTCGTACCACGGGGTCTCAACAGCTGTGGTCGGCATCCAGTAGCTGTCATTCAGCGGCATCGAGCTGAAGTAGT